GCATCTGCTCAGATTCGACCCTGTAAACCCCAAACAGGCCGAATCTGAGCAGATGCGTACTGCCGCCAACGAGCACACCAAGACGCTTTCCTCACGTAAGGTTGACAAGGCCAATACGCCTGTGGTCACCATCATGCAGCGACTCCATGAGGAAGATGTCACGGGCTACCTGTTGAAGAAGAAGGGCGAGAATATCCGTCACATCTGCCTCCCTGCTGAGCTGTCCGACAACGTAAGCCCTGTGGAACTGAGGCAAAACTATGTGGATGGCCTGCTTGACCCTGTAAGGCTCCCGAGGCCCGTACTGAATGAAGCCAAGACCGACCTTGGCAGTCGTGGATATGCCGGGCAGTATGAACAGAGGCCGACAGCCGAGGGCGGTAACATCATCAAGGAGAAATGGTTCAGGCACATCAGCCTGGCAGACTATCACGCCCTGCACTTCCATGAGCCGATTCACTTCTTCCTCGATACCGCCTACAACAAGAAGCAGAAGAGCGACAATGACCCCAGCGGCATCATCGGAGCCTGCAAGATACGAAACAATATCTACATCACCTGCGCACAGAAGGTTTACAAGGAGTTTCCAGACCTCATACGCTATCTTCCGGACTTCATGGCCGCTAACGATGCCAGCGGAGAGAGTACGCTGCGCATCGAGCCGAAAGCCAACGGTGTGAGCGTGTGCCAGCAGCTGCAGGAGTCGAGTTCGCTAAATGTCACCTACACACCGTCGCCTACTGATCCGAAAGACACGCGCCTCTATGCTGTGGCCCCGAAGGTTGAGTGTGGCCGCGTGTATCTGGTGGAAGGTGACTGGAATGAGGAATTTATAGACGAGGTTTGCGGCTTCCCGGCCAAGACCCATGATGAATATGTCGATATACTGGGCTATGCCATCAACTATTTCGTAGAGGATAGCTTCGAGGTTCCTGAGTACGTCGGCTCCATGTTAGCAATATAGTAGTAACCAATAATAGTAAAGTTATGTCAATTATCAATTCGATTACCAATCTGTTCAATGCCACCGTAGGCAGGAACCAGGACTTTGAGCAGCTTATTGCCGCCAAGGACATCACCAGAGTTTTGAGTCTGCTTGACTCTCACCAGTTAGAGGCCGAGGAAGCCATGAAGGAGTACGATCCGAAGACGCACCTCATTATGGAGCGCAAGGATAAGGTGCTGAAAGACCTTAAAGGCCAGCGCAAGGGCACGCTTACACGATGGAAACTGCCCGTCGGCTATCCTGTGTACATCAATGAGATTTCCCTTGTGTTCCTCTTCGGCCAGCCCGTGAAGTGGAAGCAGAAGAGCGAGGGTGCCGACGCAGGATTCCAGGCTTACACCGACTTGCTGAAGAAGATGCACTTCAACAGCAAGATAAGACAGTGCAAGCGACTGGCAGGAAGTGAGACGGAATCCGCTATGCTCTTCCGTGTGTACCGCAACAAGAAGAATGAGCCGGACTGCCAGATTCGCGTCCTCGCCCGCTCCAAGGGTGACGAGATTTACACCCGATGGGACGTGTACGAGAACCTTATCACCTTCGCATGGGGCCACTACTCAAAGGACGTGGCTGGAAAGACCACCTATCACCTCGACATCTTCACAGACGAGACCATCTACCATTGCCAGCGTGGAACGTTCGGATGGGAGGTGGAGGAAGAGGACAACCCCATCGGGAAAATCCCCGTCATCTACTTCAAGCAGAAGAAGGAATGGGACGGTGTTGAGGAACTGATAAACCGCGAGGAATACGTGGCCTCACGCCGGGCAGACACAAACGACTATTTCAGCGACCCCTATCTGGTATTGAAAGCGGCCCTCTTGAAGTCCATGCCTGACAAAGATGTGGAGAATAAGACCCTTATTGCCAATGACAATGTGGAAGATGTAAGCAAGATGGCCTCATTCCTCACATGGGACGGCCAGAACGAGAGCAAGAAAGACGAGCTGGAGTGGTTGCGCCACCACATCTTGACCAAGACGTTCACTCCGGACATCGACTGGAGCCAGTTCAAGGGAATGTCTCAGATGTCTGGCAAGGCTCTTAAACAGATGATGCTCCTTGCAGACATCAAGGCCACGAAGCACAAGGAGAACTACGACGAGCTGCTGGATAGAACCGCCTCGCTTGTTATCTCCATCATGGCCAACGTCCTGTATATCACCAAGAGCGAATACAAGCTTGACGAGCTGGAGTGTGACCACGACTACCAGGAGCCTTTCGGAGAGGATATTGCCGAGACCATCAAGAATATCAATGAGGCCATCGACGGCGGTACCATGTCCGAGGAAAGCGGCATCGAGCAGAACCCGCTCATTAAGGATAAGGTGCAGGAGAAAGAGCGCATCAGGAAGCAGAAGGAGGAAGCCGCCCAGGAGCAGCGCAACATCTTTGCAAGCACCCAGAAGAAAGAAGACGTTTTCGGAGGTGCTGAGTAATGGGGAAAATCGAAAAGCCAAAGCACCTGTGCCGTGACTGCGCCAAGGCTTACGACTTCCATTGCAAGAATGTAAAGGGTGAGTTCTTTATGTGCCGATGCCCTCACCAGCCCCATTCCATGCTGATGAACCATGAGGGCTGTAGCGACAATTTCAAACCAAGACGATGAGTAAGAAGAAAAAGAATATCCAGGCACGACGGGCCGACATCGAGCGGCTGGTGGCCATCATTGCCCAGGATATGGGCGAGGGACTGTTTGGCCGTACAGAGGCATACGTGGAGCGGGTGGGCCAACTGTTCACCGCTGCAACCGACGCGCTGACCAAGCTGGCCGCCAATACTGACCTCGACCCTGCCACCGAGGTATTCAGCTTCAGCGACAGCAAGCGCATGTCGGCGAAGTCTGCCGCTATCCTCCGTGGCCTGTATAGTGCCGTGTACAACGAGGTGAAGAACGCCATCATCACCGAGTGGGGGAATGCCAACAGTGCCACCGACAGGCTCATTGCCGCCGCCCTGGGCAACGATGTGAGGGATGACAGGCGCTTTGCCCGGCTGTTTGCCCGCAACCGCGAGGCGGTGGACTCTTTCTTCAGCCGTAAGAGTGAGTACGGCGGTCTGAATCTCTCCCAGAAGGTGTGGAAGTACACGGGGCAGTTTAAAGACGAAATGGAACTGGCCCTGTCTGCCAGCCTTGGGCGTGGTGACTCAGCGGCCACCGTCTCGCGCCATGTTCGCCAGTACCTGCAGGAGCCCGACCGACTTTTCCGTCGGGTACGTGACGAAGAGGGGAACTTGAAGCTGTCGAAGAGGGCCGCAGCGTACCACCCCGGACGTGGTGAGTACCGAAGCAGCTACAGGAACGCCATGCGTATGACACGAACCGAGGTCAACGCCGCCTACCGTGCCGCCGACTGCGACCGATGGAGCCGGATAGACTTCATTGTCGGCGTGGAGGTGAAGCGTAGTAACCACCCCTTCGCCTGTTCGGTGTGCGAGGCGTTGGCGGGTAAGTACCCCAAGGACTTCAAGTTTGTGGGCTGGCATCCTCAATGCCGCTGCTACATCGTGCCCGTGTTGGCCGACTTGGAGGCCCGTATGGCCTACCACCGTGCCATTCTCAACGGCGAGGACGTAGAAGGATGGAAGTTCGACGGTGAGATTACCGAACCTCACAGCGGCTTCAAGAAGTGGATGAGTGACAACGCCGACCGTGTGGAGAAAGCCGCCGAGAAAGGCACGCTGCCCTACTGGATGAAGGACAACCCGCAATATGTGAAGGCAGGTAATGCTGCCCCATCAGCGGCAATGATAAAGGACATCGGCTCTAAAGTGACGGAGATTATGACACCCCGTGAACGTTCTGCTTACGTGGCCTTTGAACCATTCTCTCCTATGGTCATAGAGAAGTTGAAGGAACATAAGGACCTAAAACACAAGTTGGGATTGTTTGAGGAAATCCTAAGTGATGAACGCGCAAAGGAACTGTCAAGGGTCGAGAGTGCAAGAACTGTGGTATTCCCTGGTCACAAAGGCAGTCAGCACGATACATGGAAGGGAATCAAGCAAATGGCAAAAGACCTCAATCGCAACGGCGAGAGCGTCGCCTTCCTCCCGGAACTCGACAGGGTGACCAGTGCCGATGCGCTTGTGTTGTTCCGTGGTCGTCCTACGGTTGCTGACTTCAAGTATTGCATCACCACGAAAGCCAACACCCTTGCCGGCAATCTCGAAGAAGGCTTCGGTCAGGCAGGCACAGTTGTTGTCAAACTGGAGAATATGGATGCTGGAGTATTCAGGGATGCCATTGAATACCTAAAGCGCAAGAATTTCCCATGCGGCAACATCAAACTTATCAATCAGTATGGCGATCCGCTTGAACTGACGTTCACCGACATAAGGAATGGGAGGTATCTAAAAAAGATAAAAGGGTTCCTGAAATGAATCAAGACCCTTTTATGTCTTTCGCCCCGTCGGCATTTCAGCCAGCGGCACTTGGTACAAAGCGGCAGATGCCCCCGTCGATACGTTAAGACCCTGGTGGATTTGAAATCTCCGCTGCAAAGATAGGCATTTTTATTGAACCAGCCAAATATTTTGTTTCTTTTTTGCTGTTAGTCATAGTAAGTTGTTTGTTTTGCCCCGGTGGTCATCATTCCATCGGGGTGTTTTATATATGCTTGATAGGCACTTTTAGTTAAATAATCCTTATTCGCAATATTAAAGAGTTATTGTCGCATTAAAAGCGCATATTTTTATAAAATATTAGGTGCTTTATAGGCACTATATTGAAAATTTTGTGTAAATTTGCCGCGATTAATCACTTTTTTGTACAATATGAATAAGAAACTTTTGAAGGTTCTGCAAGACAAATGTAAAGACTTTGGATTGACAGACAAGGCAATCGAGGAGCTGGCCGAGTCAGCTTCCGAGGGCTTGAATGACGATGCCTCAGACGAGGACATCGCGAGTGTTGCGGATTCGCTCATTCCCACTGCGAAGATTATCCAGGGGGAAATTACGAGGAAGACGCGCAAACAGGCTCCCAAGACTAAGACCACGACCAAAAAGGCTGGGGATGATGACGACGAGGGAGCAGGTGACGACGATGAGGGCAACGATGACGGCAAGAATCCCCCTTCGTGGTTCCGCAAATACAAGAAGCAGAACGACGAGGCCATCAAGGCATTGCAGGATGAAAATGCTGCACTGAAAGCTGAGAAGGCCAAGGGTGAGCGTCAGACAGCCATCACTCTGAAAGCGAAAGAGCTTGGAATCCCCGACTTCCTCATGAAGCGTTTCAGCATTGCCGATGACGCAGACATCGAGAAGGAGTTGAAGGAGTACAAGCAGGATTTGGTCACCAACAAACTGATGCCAGCCGAAAAGGCAGACATCTTATCATCCTCTCAAAAGGCAATGGAGGATGATGCCGATGCGTGGGCTAAAACATTGCCTGACAACAAAACCGATTAAGAACGATGATTGAATTCGCTTCAACTTCCTACACGAAGCATCCGAATCCCTTCTGGCGCCAGGAGCGACGCATCCTGCCAGCAGGCTTCAAGCCCGTGCAGGATTTCCCTGTAGGTACTAAAATCTACAAGGGTGCATGGATTGCGGTTCTTGCCGGACTGACCTGCGCCGTCGTCAAGGTGGCAAAGGTTCTCGCTGGCGGTACCACGACCAAGCCGCGTGTTGCGAAGGATGGTTACTTCCAGGTTGGCGACACGGTGATGGATCTCTCCAACGATGCCAAAACGACAACCATCAAGTCCATCGACACCAGCAACCCCGACTATGACGTTCTGACTCTCAATGCCGCTATCTCTACGCTGGCCGAGGGTCACTTCATCCAGGAGGCCATCGACTACGGCTACATCGACGCTGAGAGCACCGACGAGGGTGCCCTGCAGATTGTCGCATCTGAGCCAAGTGAGGGGCAGATTGCTCTCGCTTCTGTCACTCCGTATCTCGGAGAAAAGGAGCTTGCTGCCAATGACTATGTCAAGCTGCAGAAGGCCGCTCCGAAGTATGTGCCTAACTCGACCCTCGCAGAGGATGAAGAGTTCGTAAAGGAGCGTTACCCCGCTCTCTCTCCTGCGTATGACGCAGTACTCTTGAAAGACATTCTCCCGGCCTTCCCTGCTGAGTGGCTGATTGAGAATGGCTATGCGCTGAAATCAAATCCAAACATCAAAGTCATTGAGCAGTAACTATGGCAGAACTCAGTTCACTTTTTGGCGAACTCACTAAGAATGTGCAGATTCGCATCGACAAGGCTTCTGAGCTGCAGAAGCGTCTGTTTGACCAGGTGCTCTACACACGCTGGCTCGACTGGGACAGCCCCACTATCGGGCTTGACTTTGAGGAACTGGTAGGCAAGTACAACATCACCGTTGTTGCTCCTACCATCGGCATCGACTCCAAGGAGCCTATCTTGCAGACGGAAGGCATCGAGACGATCAAGAAGAGCGTGATGAACCACGCCCTGACTCTTCCGCTCTCGATGAAGGACTATCGTAAGATTCTCCAGATTCTCGACTCAAAGAGCATCAGCGACAAGCAGAAGACCCAGCAGCTGGTCAACATCATGTGGGGCAACGTCCAGACGGTGGTCAACTCCGTAGAGGGCAAGCTTGACATGATTTTCCTTGGTCTGCTGTCTAACCACGGCGTTTTCACCTTCGACGAGAACAACAACCCCGAAGGCCCCATCCGTGGAGGCATCAGCATGAACTTCCCGCAGGCTAACCTCGCCACCGCCAAGACGCAGTGGACGGAAGAGAACATCGACACCGTTGACCCGATGGAAGACGTGTTCGAGCTGATTGACGCCGCCGAGGATAAGACCAGCCTCTCTAAGATTCTGTGTGCGCCCAGCCGTATCAGCTACATGTGCCGCACCAAGAAGATGAAGCAGATGATTTGGGGCACAGACAAGTCCTCGAAGATTGTCACCTTGAAGGACATCAACGAGTACATGCTGAGCAACGATTATCCCGTCTTCGAGAAGGTTCGCCGCCGTCTGCGTGTTCAGAAGGGCCGTCAGTTCCTCGGTTACAATCCCTGGAACGAGAAGAACTTGGTAGGTATTCCAGAAGGTAAGCTTGGCACGGTCAAGAACGCCTACAGCGACAATGAGCTGAAACAGGAAAGCGACGTTGCCTACAGCAACTATGGCCGCATCCGCATCAGCCAGTGGAACGTTGGCGAGACCAAGGGCGACAACCACGGTGAGTTCACCAAGGCAGAATCCCTCTCTTTGCCCATCATTACGGAAGGACAGGATATTTATACCCTCAAAACCCAACTCTGATGGCAAGAACGAACTTGGAAGCACTCAGGGCAAAGTGCAAGCTGATATGCGACACCTGCTATGCCGACGATGACGCCCTTATTGACGTTCTGGAAGATGCAGGCATCACCCCAGGCGACAATGCCGTGCCTAATAACGTGGAAATCGTCAAGGCAGCTATCGTTGTCGTCAAGGGATGGGTTGAGTCTGCCCGCAGCGAGGGCGGCATCAACGTGAGCATAAACCGCGAGGCGGTGGAAAAGAACGTTCTCTTCTGGTGCCAGCGGTTCGGCCTGGATGCTTCCGAGTATCTCTCTGAAAGTATGACCGTCATTCAGGACGGGTCTTTGACTTATTGAAAGCTATGCGAACCAACGGGACACTTACATACAGAACTGGAGCCGCTGCCGGGCAGTTCGACGAGGATGGCCAGCCCATCGTCGCCGATTCCGTCTGGAGCGATCCTGTCCGCTGTTTCATCAAGACCAATACGCACGATAATAAAGGTGTAAGCGTAAGCGGGACATTCACCCATGAGGCATACGAAGTGCTGATTGAGCGCATTCCCGGCGGGTTAGACACCGATACCGTGCGCCTTGTAAGGGGAAACAGAGACCTTGGCGAGTTCAAGGTGCAGGATATCCAGGAAGTGTGCCTTGACCGTATCAAAATCATTGTCTGATGCCAATTAGGTTGTCAACTCCTGATTCGGAACTGGATGCTTATATTGACGCAAGCCTCGAAAAAGCGAGGCAGGTCATCATAAAC